CGGACAAGGGCTATGCCTATGCCAACCCTTTGTTTGGGATGCTCTCAACGATTGAGACTGAGATTTTCAAATTACTTTGCCAACTCGGATTGACGCCTGTGGATCGTAGCAAGATGGGCGTTGCCGAAGTCAAGGCTCGCACCAAGCTTGAAGAGATATTGACGCAGAAGAATGAATCAAAGTAGTTGGCCCCCGCGTTGGCTAACGCCAGTGCCACAGTCTGAACAAGACAATGGCGATGGCGACATTTATGCCAAGTTCGCGGAAGCCGTTTGTCGAGTGACGAAAGATTCCGTCGCTTCTCCTGCCGGAAAACTTCTTGTGCTTCGTGATTGGCAGAAAGAATTATTGCGCCACGCACTAGCACGCCGCGATGATGGCAGATTCAGACATCGCACCGCACTTGTCGGAATGGCTCGCAAGAATGGCAAGTCAGCATTGGCAGCTTCAATGGGCTTGGCAGGTTTGACAATCGGTGGCAATGGTTCAGAAATTTATTCTTGCGCAGCAGACCGAGATCAAGCACGCATTGTTTTCGGAACTGCGAAACGAATGATTGAACTTGATGAGGAACTTTCATCAATGTTCACTTTGTATCGTGACGCGATTGAATACAAAGAGAAGGCGAGCGTTTATCGTGTCCTCTCTGCCGAGGCATACACCAAGGAAGGCCTCAACCCTTCACCGCTTGTCATCTTTGACGAGGTTCACGCACAACCGTCGTGGGATTTATGGAACACGCTTTCACTTGCTGGCGGCGCTCGTGCGGATTCTTTACTTTTCGGCATCACGACTGCTGGCGTCAAGTCAACGGCGAACGGCCAAGACTCACTCTGTTATTCGCTCTACCAATACGGACAGAAGTTAGTCAAAGGCGAATCGGCTGACCCATCGTTCTTCTTTGCTTGGTGGGAACCGACCGCAGTAGATGCCGACCACAGAAAACCTGATGTGTGGGCAGAAGCAAATCCTGGTCTTGGCGATATTGTTGACACTCAAGATTTCGAGTCTGCGGTGTTGCGAACACCTGAAGCAGAGTTTCGCACCAAGCGATGCAACACATTTGTCAGCACGACAACTGCGTGGCTTCCGCAAGGTTCGTGGGAAGCTCTTATCTATGAGGGCAGACCGCATATTCCTGGCGAAGATGTAGTGCTTGCTTTTGACGGATCATTTTCTAATGACTCAACCGCTTTGCTTGCGTGGTATCTCGGCGGAGAAAAACCACATTGCTCAGTGATTGGATTATGGGAGAAGCCTGATAATGCAGAACAAGGATGGTTCGTGCCGGTCGCAGAAGTTGAAGCGGCAATCATCTCTACTGCACGAAATAATCGAATTAGTGTCCGTGAGATTGTTTTCGATCCCGCAAGGTGGAACCGAACTTTTATGGTTCTCGACGAAGAAGGATTGCCCGTTGTGGCTTATCCCAACTCAGCAGAGCGCATGGTTCCTGCCACTCAGAAGTTCTACGAGGCAGTCGTCAATCAATCCTTCACTCACGACGGACACGAAGGCCTCGCAAGACACATTGCCAACTGCGTCACTAAGCAATCAAGTCGCGGAGTGATGGTGGCCAAGGCATCGGCACGACGCAAAGTGGATGCCGCCGTTGCTGCTATTTTTGGTTATGACAGGGCAACACAACCGCCACCGCCGAAGGCGCCTGTGGCTAAATTCTTTTCAATTCAAGTCTGAGAGGCGATATGAAAAAACTTGATGTCTCAGCCCTCGTCGGTTTTGGCGGTTTGATTATCGCCACGACAGGACTTGCAATGGTGTCCGTTCCTCTAGCTCTCATCTGCTTGGGGTCGTTTCTAGTATGGATCACGGAGAAGGCTAACTGATGGGAATTTCAAAGCGCATTCGTAGTGGAGTTCAAAAGCGATCAAATGATTCGCAATGGGTTGAGCCACTCATTCCTGGTCGTCCTGCATTCATGGCGCCATCAGGAATTGATGTCACGGCCGATTCTGCAATCCGAATGTCAACTGTCTATGCGTGCGTCAGACTTTTGGGCGACACAATTTCATCGCTACCGCTTGGCGCTTATGTGCGCCGTGGTCGCAACCGCATTGCTTATGCTGCGGTCTATGGAAGTCAACCTGAATGGATTAACAGACCTAATCCTGAAACTTCACGCCTTGAGTTCTTTGAGCAGGTCATCGCTTCGCTTAATCTACACGGCAACGCCTACATTCTCACTGTTCGTGATGAGAATGACGAAATCTTTGAACTCTATTGCTTGAATCCTGACGAGGTTCGCATTCGTCGCCTACGCCCGAATGAACCACTCGTCTATGAAATCACCATTCGCGATGCCAACGAAGCACGCACTGAGATTCTGACCAATCGGGAAATCCTCCATATTCCGATGTTTAGATTGCCAGGATCACATTATGGCCTTGGCCCTGTCAGCGCCGCTCGCCTCACCATTGGCGCGGCGATGGCAGCAGACACTTATGCGGCCGCCTACTTTGGCAATGCCGCAAACCCTGGCGGAGTAATTGAAGTTCCTGGCGAATTGACTCAAGAGCAGGCACAAGACATTGGCCGCGATTGGAATATCACCCACACAGGCCCTTATCGTGCTGGCAAGATTGGCATTCTCTCAGGTGGAGCGGCCTTCAAGCCTTTGACCTTGAACGCTGCCGACGCACAATTGCTTGAGGCACGCAGATTCAATGTTGAGGACATAGCACGCCTTTTCCGCGTCCCTGTGAGCCTCCTAGGGCATCCTGTGGCGGGGGCAATGTCATTTGCTTCAGTAGAGGCTCAAAACCTCTCATTCGTCCAACATAGCCTTCGTCCGCTACTTGAGCGCTTGGAGCAGAGCCTTTCAGCTTTATTGCCTGAGTCTGATGGATTTATCAAGTTCAATCTTGACGCCCTTCTTCGTGGGACGACCCTTGAGCGTTATGAGGCTTACACTAAAGGTCTTCGTGAGGGTTTCCTATCATTGAACGATGTTCGAGCAGTAGAAGACCTCTCGCCAATCGGCGAAGCAGGCGATCAATTCCGCGTTCCATTACAGAACATTGATGCTGCCGATGCTAAGGATGTCGGCCTCAATCTACGAGCTGACATTGTCAGCAAGTTGGTTCAAGTCGGCTTTGATCCTTCTGAGGTTCTCAAGGCAGTTGAGATGGTGCCTATTGCGCACACAGGCGTTCCAAGTTCACAACTTCAACCGATTTCACAGATTGACCCTGCCGATCCTGCGGCTGCTTATGATGTTCGTGAACTTCCTGAAACGCCAAACATCACAGTCAATATCACTCAACCCAATGTTGATGTTGAAACACCAATCGTTGAAGTTGAGCAACCAAACATCACAGTCGAAGCGCCGTATGTAGATGTTCAGGCACCTGTTGTGAATGTTGAGGCTCCGAAAGTAGAAGTCACAAATACCATTGAGCGCAAGAGAGTCCGCAAGATTGTCAAGCGCGATGAAAACAATCGCATCGCAGAAGTTGTTGAAGAGTTCCTTGAGGGAGATGAATAATGGCAACAGGTCTGAGTTCTTATTTAGCAAATTCATTTCTTGACGCTTTAGGGAACAACACTTCGTTCTCGGTTGCGACTGTATATGTCAAACTCCACACCGGCGACCCTGGGGCGAATGGAACTGCGAATGCAGCAACCGAAACAACACGCAAGGCTGCGTCGTTTAGCGCGGCAAATGCGGGGGCTTTGGCAAGTGATGCAGATATTACTTGGACGAATATCGCAGGCAGTCAAGATGCCACCTTCTTCACCGCTTGGGATAATCTTAGTGCTGGCAATTTCCTTTTCAGTGGCACTATTAGCGGCAATGCATATACTGCTGGCGATACTTATGTCATCCCTAGTGGTTCTCTTACCGCTTCTCTGACAGTTGCGAGCTAATCAATGCCAGGCTTTATCCTCGGCACAAGCAAACTTGGTGAGGATCGTCTTGGCCCGATAGGTATTGCGAGTTCAAATCTTGGCTCACTCACTGCGCAGGCGACGGCAGTGCGAACGACATTCGCTACCGCCGAAAGCCCACTCGGGTCAATACAGGCAACAGGCAATGCTTCAGTCACAAACTTCGCAAGAGCCAACGCGAGCCTTGGCGATTTACAAGGTCAAGCATCCGCCAGTGTTGAGATTCTTGCATCTGCTAGTTCTGAGTTGGGAACTCTGTCTTCAACATCAAATGCGACTGTCATTCACTATGCGCAAGGTCAAGCGCAAGTTGGTCTTTTAGATGCTAGTGCGACTGCCGAGGTTGAGAATGTAGTGCAAGCCACCGCATTACTCGGTGGAATTGCCGGTGAAGCCGCAGTTCAAGTCACGCACTTCGTCAGTGCTTCAAGCACTTTCGGCGAATTAATTGCCTCCGCAGATACGCAACCTGAAACTCCAACAAGTTTTGCGTCTATCGGGAATCCAAACTTTGTTCAACCAAATCTTCAAATCCTGCCTGCGAAAGATGTTACTGAACCGCAAATAGAGACGCAGTTTGGACTCATTGTCACTGCGCAATTCGGGGGCTTAATTTCAGAAGCCACGAGCGACATCGCCTTCTCAATTACAGAAGACGAGTCCGAATTGTTGCTCTTGATTTAGGAAGCAAAGATGCCATATTACATTTCAGACAAGCAAAGCGACTGCCAAGGATGGGCAACAGTCAAAGAAGAATCTGATGGTTCTTACACCACTATCGGATGCCACTCAAGCAAACAAGACGCAGTTGACCAAATGGTCGCAGTTTCAATTTCTGAAGATATGGAACCAGGTGGAGAAGTTCGTCAAGTAGATTTGACCGTTCCTCAATTTATCCGCGACAACGCAGCTCGTGGTCTTGAATATGTGAGAGATGGTTTTGGGGGCGATGGTCTGACTGATGCGACAAAGCGTGAAGCACGCGAAATGGCAGCAGGCAGAATCAGCGAAAACAAAGTTCGGAAGATGGCACCTTGGTTTGCTCGTCATAAGGTTGACGGCCAAGCGCCAAAAAATAAAGATTCGTCTGATCCGCAATACCCAGGCGCAGGACTTGTCGCTTGGTTGTTATGGGGCGGAGATTCTAACTTTAGCGACAGAGCGCAAAATTGGGCGCAACGAAAAATTGATGCCCTCAATGCCGAGGCCGATTCAAGGAGCAAAATGGCAAAGAAAATCGAACGCCGCACTTACACAGTGCGTGATGTAGAAGCGCGATCCGAAGGTGACACAATGCGCCTTTCAGGTTATGCCGCAGTCTTCAATGACTCAAGCCTTCCTCTACCTTTCAAGGAGAGCATCGCCCCAGGTGCTTTCCGCAAGACTCTGAGTGAAACACCTGATGTTCGACTACTCATCAACCACGAAGGATTGCCTTTGGCTAGAACCAAGAATGGCACTCTCAAATTGGAAGAAGATGACAGAGGGTTGCGCTTTGACGCCGACCTAGCAGATACTCAAGAAGGTCGTGACATTTACGAATTGATTAAGCGTGGCGATGTGGATCAGATGTCCTTCGCTTTCCGCGTTATCCGTCAGAAATGGAGCGATGATAGAAGTCGCCGAGTTCTGACTGAGGTTTCCTTGGCAGATGGCGATGTTTCAGTGGTCACTTATCCTGCCTACCCAACCACAACAGTTGAAGCTCGTGAACATATTAAGAACGCAATCAAGGCAAT